CGCCTATGAGGCTGCAAAGGCTGTCAAGGGCTCGCTGGCCGAAGATCGCCAGGCTTCCCAGCAAACCCGAGCCGAGCAGCTTAATCAGGAAGTCCTGGCTGACTTCAACGAACGCGCGGACGCTTTCAAGTCCAAGGCCAAAGACTTTGACGATGTAGTCGAGACCTTTGTGTCAGGGGGAGGAAAGTTCTCCGATGCGGTTCGTGAGCTTGTGATGGATAGCGATCTAGGTCCGCAACTGACCTATCACCTCGCCAAACATCCGGTGCTCGCGAACAAGATCAGTTCTCTGCCCCCGCTTCAGGCCGCGAAGGAAATCGCGCGCCTTGAAGACACGTTGTCAAAACCTTCGACCAAACCAACCAAGGCGCCTGCACCCATGACCCAGGTCAAGGGCGGTGCTTCCGGCAACTTCGACCCTGCCTCGGCTGACATGGATGCCTATGTCGCCAAGCGCAAAGCGGGTTGGGGAAGCTAACCCACAAGATTGCCCGTCGTGATGACGCGCGGTCCCAGCGCGGAACGCAGTGATGCGCCCCGCCAGAAGGAACTTCTATGACTCAAAATGTGCTTACCGCCAGCATCATCGCCAAAGAAGCGTTGATGATCCTGGACAACAACCTCGTGATGGCCAAGCAGGTCTTCCGAGGCTACGAAAATGAATTCGACAAGAAAATCAACGGCTACGAAGTGGGTGACACCATTTCGATCCGCCGACCGACCGACTTCACTGTCCGCAGCGGCGCCACGATGGCTACGCAGGATGTCAAGGAAGGCAAGACCACCATTCAGATCAACAATCTGAAGGGCGTTGATTTCAAGTTCACGTCGCAGGATTTGACCTTGAATATCGGCGAACTTGGTCAGCGTGTGATTAAGCCTGCCATGGTGCAGCTCGCCAACCAGATCGATCTCGACTGTATGGCGCTCTATGCTAAGGTCCCGCAGTGGGTTGGTACGGCTGGTCAGGTGATCAACTCCTTCGCGGACTATGCGCTGGGTCCGCAGCAACTCGATGAGTTCGCTGTTCCTCAGGACGGCCGCTCTTCGGTGCTATCGCCTGCGGATTACTGGGGCATGTTGGGCTCGCAGACTGCATTGTTCATGCAGAAAGACGCACAGGATGCCTATCGTCGGCGTAACCTTGGCGAGATCGGCGGCGTCGATACCTACATGGCGCAGAACGTTCCCACGCTTACCACGGGAACTCGTACCGGCGGTGCCACGCCCAACGTGATCAATGCGTCGATCACCACTTCCACGACCACGTATGAATCGGTCAAGGATACCAATACGCAGGTCATCAGCATTGGTTCGATGACCGGCGCAACGGATACGGTCAAGGCTGGCGAAGTTTTCACGATTGCCGGCGTCTATGCCGTCAATCCTGTAACCAAGGCGAAGCTTTCGTTCCTGAAACAGTTTGCGGTTGTTTCGGACGCGACTGCGGTTTCCAACTCGATTGCATCTCTGACGATTACTCCGGCGATCATCTGGACGGGCGCTTTCCAGAACATCTCAACGACGTTGACCGATCTGAATACTGCGGTCGTCAACTTTCAGGGAACCGCCTCGACGGCCTATCGCCAGAACATGGTGTTCGCCAAGAACGCCTTCGCTCTGGTTTCGGTGCCACTGGTCAAGCCTCCGGGCGCGGTCGATGTGGGGCGTGAGTCCTACAAAGGCACCAGCGTTCGCGTTATCCCCGTCTATGACGGCATCAATGACGTGAGTTCATGGCGTCTGGATGTCCTCTACGGAGTCCAGGCCATCGATCCACGTCAGGCAACCCGCCTGTCTGGCACCTAACCACCAAACATGAAGGAGCCTAACTCATGGCTAGTTCTATCAAACAACTCTCTGATGGTGGTCCGCTCGGCACCTCCATGGGCCAGTCCGCGACTGACCTGATTTCGTTCCACGGTGGCACGGTAACTTCCCGCCGCGCCTCTGCATCTCTGTCCGTCTCTCTATCGATCTTCATCAACACGGGCCTGTCGATCGTGACCGGCAACTCGTTTGGTGTCGTCTCGACCCAGATGGGCAACCTGATCGATGCCGTGGCTGAGATCCGCGCCGTCCTTCGCGACTACAACCTTCACAAGGTTGGCGCGTAAGCATGTACACCATTTTCGGCGGAAAACTTGGATGCCTTGGAGACTTATCAATTCAAGGCGAACTTCCTGTTTCCGCCGAAAAGTGCATTTCTAATGCCGAGAGCAATCTAGCCCTCGGCCTCAAGACCTACCGATCATGGCAAACGGATAAAACCCGGCTTGCCGTGGTCGGCGGCGGTCCTTCGGTCATTGATCATATCCAGACCTTAAGGGATTGGGATGGCGATATCTGGGCCATAAACGGGGCGTGGGACTGGTGCCGCAATAGAGGCATCGAAACCACCTTCTTTGCCTGCGATCCCCATCCCATCGTCACCCAATGGGCTGTGGGTGCCAAGAAAGCCATCCTGGAAGTGAGTTGCGATCCCGAGGTGTTCAAGCTCCTCGGGGCCGCCGACGTTTACACCTTTGATGCGGAAAAGAGCGGGATCGCCGGATATGCCTCGACGGCTTCCTGTGCTCCTCATCTCGCAATCCGGATGGGTTATCGCAGCGTCAAGTTCTTCGGCTGTGACTCGTCTTACCTGCCCAACAACTCTCATGCGTACATGGATGAAAACCGCAAGGAAGAGATGATCATCCGCTGCGATGGTCATGACTTCCTGACGGCTCCCGATTTGTATCTTCAGGCGTTAGGGCTTGCGGAATACATTCGGCAAGTTCCCGAGTTCATCAGCGAAGAAAGCAACGGGCTTCTGACCGCCATGATCAACGATCCGAAGTATCATGTGATGTGGGTGTCGCAGGGTTTGGTGGACATCATGAACATTGAACCAGAAGAAAAGCCAGAGAAGAAGCTGGTCAGTGGTGCGATGGCGATGGCCGATAACCTGGAAGCGTTTGAAGCCGCATGACGACCTTTAGCGACTCCGATCTTGCCACGGAAACCATGCGGGCTTGCGGTCTGACTTCAATCGAAGAACCTCTAAATGCCGTCGAGTTCGTTGATACGCTGCAATCCAATAACTCCGTGATCCAGATGCTTTCCCAGATCGGTATTCCCGTCTGGAACGGTTCTGAAATTGAAATCCCAGAGCCTTACTTTATCGAACTCGCGCAGCGCTGTTCCCTCCCGATCCAGTTCAAGAATGGATTGATCGACCATAGGACCATGCTGACCTTGATCGAGGCTTCGGAGGCAAGGCTTGTGGTGATGGCAGCTCCTCGGGGAGCGATGCCGCTGTTGGCGACCTCGAATGAGTCCACGGGGCAGCGTTGGTGGCCCTATACGGCGACCTCCACGCTGTTACAACGGCCCCGGTTCAGATCGCATTCCGGTCAAACCCGGCGCGATATACTTTTGCGGGCAATTCGCGTCTGATCAATGCCTATGTGGAGCAGGACGGAAGCGATGCCAAGAAGCCTTTGGCTGTTCTGCCCTGTCCCGGCATGGTGCCGTGCTGCACGGTCACGACGACGCCCAATCGTGGGAATATCTTTCTGGATGACCTTCAGGCCGGTTATGTGGTTCATGCCTCGGGTGTCTATAAGTATGTCAAGACCAGTGACAGCCCGTTCACTCTATCGGCGACGAGGATAGGAACGCTTCCCGGCATCGATCAGGTGCAGATGAGCCGTAACCAGGCCGATCCTCCCCAGATCAGCATTCATTGTGCAGCTGGCGAGTTCTACATCCAGGGCGATATCGTCAAGCAGATCGATACAACCACGTTCACCGACGGCACGGTGATCACTGCGGAAAACGTGTCGGGCTATACCCTATATGGGCTAGCGACGGGACAAATCTTCTTTTCCTCGATCAACCAATGCCAGACAGTTGATCCCCTCGATTTTTTCACGGCAGAACAATACGCGGACAAGCTGACACGGATCAGGGCGAATGGGTCTGACGTTGAGTTCTTCAGCCATCAGTCGATCGAACCATGGCGTGTTACGGGCGATATTGATCTGCCGTTCTCTCTGATCGGCGGTGCGGTTTCAAAAAAGGGAATGGTTGCCCCTCAGGGTCTTGTCGAGTGCGACAATACGCTGATGTTTCCGACTGAAGATAATCTCTTCTGCCGAATGAATGGCTATAACCCAACGCGCATTTCCACGCACGGCATTGAACGCTTTCTTGAGGGCGACGCATCTAGGGAGAGCATCCAAAGTCTCCCTTATTCGTTCGAAGGTCATTCCTTCGCGAACTGGACGAGCGCGACCTATTCGGTTTCCTATGACGCCGCAAATCAGTATTGGCACGAGCGATCGAGCTACGGGCTGAGTTATTGGCGCGCAGTCAATGCAGTCAGGGCCTTCGGCAGGACGATCGTCGGCGATAGCCAGTCCGGCAAGCTCTTCTATCTCGACAAGGATACTTATACCGAAGACTCGGGAACGATGATCTGGGGCGTTGATACCCCGTTCCTTCACATCTTCCCGAACGGCGGCATTGTTGATGCGCTGTTTATTGATGTTGCCACGGGCGTAGGGACAACGCTGGCAACCGATCAGGGATATGACCCGATCATGATGCTGTCGTGGTCTACGGACGGCGGCAAGACGTTCAGGGGCAATCGTCAGCTTAAACTTGGTGTGGCCGGCAATACCAAACGGGTTGTCGCGAGGCGTCTTGGCCGGTTTGGCGACAAGGGCATTCAGTTCCGGTTACGGATTTCCGATCCCGTCATTCGCGCGATTGTCGAGATGGGCGCCAACGTAAGGCCGCTGAAGAAATAATGGCAACGCAATCGAAGCTCCCGGCTGGCGAACAACTGAGCCAGCCGATGACGGCTTATTTGCAGATGATTGAAAGCCGATTTCCGTCGAACACGACGCCGGTTGATGGCGCAGCTTCGCTCGCCACGCTGATTGACCGCTTCAATACACTTCTTAACGATCTCAACAAAAAGTAGGCTCCATGGGCTTCCTCGATGATCTGCTCGGCAACACCAGTGCCGACGCAGCGAAAGCGGCTGCGGCCGATACCTACGCCAAGCAGCAGGCGGCCACGAGCACGCTCGTTGGTCAAGGCCAGGATTACGCCAACAAGTTCGCAGGGCTCGGCCAGCAGTATAGCGCGTTGGGCAATGCCTATAATCCGTGGATCAGCACGGGGCAGACGGCCAATTCTTCCTTGCAACAGTTATTGGCCAACCCATCCAGCATCAGTTCATTGCCGGGTTATCAGTTTGATCTTTCACAGGGTACCAAGGCGCTTGATCATTCCGCGCTTGCAAATGGAAGTTTGTTTTCAGGCAAGCAGGGCAAGGCACTGGAGGGCTATGGCGTCAACCTGGCTGACAAGACCTATGGCGACCAACTCTCGCGCTTGCTTGGAATCTCTCAGCAGGGGCTAGGCGCACAGGGTCAGCAGAACGCGGCCTATGGCGGCGGCATCCAGTTGCAGGGACAGGGCCTCACAGGCCAGCT